CTCTAACAAATGAAGAAGATGCATATATTGCTGGAGGCGGCGGTGGTGGTGGTACAACCGTAGGCGGCGGCGGTGCGGGTGGGGGCGACTCTATTAGTACTTATGGAACTAAATACGGCGGTGCAATAGGCCAAGCAGGTGATGTAGGTAACGGCGGCGGTAATTCATATCATGGTGGTTCAGGCGGTAACTTTAGAAACAACTCTGGTAGCGATTTTGAAAACCCAGTCGGATCAGGCGGCGGTCGTATCCTAAGCAGTGTATTCGCAGACGGTGGTGGTATATGCGACATAGGAGCATTCGGCTATGGTGCTGGTTCTGGTGGTATCGGTAATAACCCCGGCGGTATAGGCTGTAGTAATGGTACAGGCGGCGGTGGCGGCTGGGGTGCGGCTGGTGGTGACAGTGGCGGTGCAGGTGGTGCAGCTATTTCTGGTACAGCTATCGCAACATACACTAACTACGGCACAGTTTATGGGTCAGTAGCATGAGTATAAACTTGACACCAGAAGAGCTAGAAGCTATGCTTGATCGTGCAGCTAGACGTGGTGCTAGAGAAGCACTCAAGTCGCTTGGCTTACAAGATGATGACGCACATAAAGACTTATATGAGATGCGTACTCTACTCGAAGCTTATCGTGATACAAAGAAAAGCATTTGGACAACAGTAGTAAGAATATCAACAGTAGCATTGCTATCATTCATAGCTGCATCTGTGTGGATGCAAATAGGGAATAAATAATTATGGCTAAACGATTTGCAGGGTTTACCCCAGAACAGCTAGGTAAGATTGTACCTGAGATGCAAGGTATGCAAGGTGATGAACAAGCTAAGTTCTTGGCTGCTAACCCTGCTGCTGCAGCACGTGTAGGTAAGATGGCTGAAACGGCTCAGAAACGTATTGGTATGGCATACGGTGGTATGGTTAAACCAAAAGGTTACGCCGAAGGTGGTCAAGCTACTCTAGACGCAGCTAAACAAAAGCTAGCTGATAAGCAAAATGCTCTCACAGTAGCACAACAAAATTTAAGTGCTAACCCAGAAGATCAAAGCCTTGTAGATGCTGTAACCAAAGCACAGGCGGATATTACTGCTGCACAATCAGAGCTAAATAATGCTACGGCTGCTTATTCTGCTACTACAGGTAAAAGCTTACGAGAGATGCAAGCTACTGCCACAGGCGATCCAACAGCTATGGCTACTACAGGTACTGTATCAACTGTTGATGAAACTAAAAAAACCGAAGGTACTATTGCAGAGGGCGTAGGTCAAGCTGGTGCTACTGCGCCACAGGCTACAGTTACAAAAGCTACTGCTGCTCCAGATGCTGCTGCACCTACAGTAACACCTGCTGCTACCGTTACTACTGCTACTGCTGAAGAGGGCGTACAGAAAGTAATGGATGAAACACAGGCTGCACAAGGTGAGGTGAGCAAAGAGGCGCAGGTTGAAGCTGCACAGGGTGACCCAACAAAACTAGCCCAATTAGAATTAGAGGCTGCGCAAGGTGAAGCTGCTAAAGTAGAAGGTGCGCCAACACGTGAATTAGATCAAGCAGAGCTAATCTCTGGTTCTACTGTAGACCAAGGGGCAGTAAAACAAATTTATGGCACAGAACCCTTAGAGGCTGCATCTGTAGCAACAGAGTTAGATGCTCTTATGCAAGACTTTGAGGGTGGTGCTACACCTGCTTGGGCTTCAGGGGCTATGAGAGCCGCTAACGCTCAGATGGCTGCACGTGGCCTATCTGCATCATCTATGGCAGGTATGGCTGTTGTACAAGCTGCTATGGAGTCTGCACTACCTATTGCACAGATGGATGCAGCTAACAAACAGCAAGTCGCTATTGAGTCAGCCAAACAACGCGCTTCATTCCTACAGATGGAGTTTAACCAAGAGTTTGAGACTAAGGTTCGTAACGCTGCAAAGATTAGCGAAATTGCTAACATGAACTTTACTGCTGAACAGCAGGTAGCTCTTGAGAATGCTAAGATGGCTCAGACCATGAACTTAGCAAACTTGTCTAACCGTCAAGCTAAAGTAATGGCAGATGCTGCTGCTATGTCACAGATGGATTTGACTAACTTGAATAACCGTCAGCAAGCACAAGTACAAAATGCTAAGGCATTCTTGCAGATGGATATGGCTAACCTAGATAACAAGCAACAAACTGCTATCTTTAAAGCACAGCAGATGACTAGTACGTTGCTATCTGATGCGGCTGCAGAGAATGCTGCACGTCAGTTCAACGCATCATCAGAAAATCAGACTAATCAGTTCTTTGCTAACCTAGCAAGCCAAGTAGAGCGTTTCAACACAGAGCAAGCTAACCAGATAAACCGCTTTAATGCAGGTGAAGCAAACGCTATAGATCAATTTAACGTTACGCAAAAAGCAGCGCGTGAGCAGTTTAACGCGAGTAATGCGCTTATAATCGCTCAAGCTAATGCACAGTGGTTCCAGTCTATTACTACAGCAGAAACAGCAGCACAGAACCAGATGAACCGTGATGCAGCCATTCAAGCTAATAAGATGACTGAGACTGCATATAATGCTGCTGTACAATTAGAACGTGATACACTAAGCTATGCATACAGAGCGGCTGAGTCAGAGCTTAGACGCGAACTAGAAATTACCTTGCAGGGCATGCGTAATGAGATGAAAGAAACTGAAATACAATCTCAAATTGATATGGCTAGAGGCGAAGGTACAGGTAAAATCGTTGATAAAGTATTGGATGCAGTTTTAGATTGGGTATTTTAAAAGTAGGATTAATAGTAATGGCTGGAATGTTTGGCTCAGATTATAAAGATACAAAAGTCATGATAAATGACTTAGCTAATATATCTGATATGTACTCAAAGGGTAAGCCCTCTAATGACGAAGGTATTATGAAAGCACCTAAAGGTGAGCAAGTTGATGCTGGATCGTGGTGGGCTTGGTTGAATGGCTACACACGCCAGAAGACACAAGAGAACATAGCTCGGGTACAAGAAGAATTAGCTTCTATGGGTGTAGACACTAGTGGTCTATCTCCAGAGTATCAACAGAGTATGCTAGAAGGTATCCAGCAAGCACAATCGTATCGTGATAAGTTTGGTATTACCCAAGTGTTAGGTGATGCTCCTGATATGCTAGAAGAAGAAGGTGTAATCCCACAAACACCTATAGACGTTACAGATACAGACCAAGGTAAACTATCTAATCCAGAGCCTCTATATGATATGGCTAAAGAGATTGATCCCGGTACTATTGAGACTAAAGAGTTAGGCTTGATGTCACGCTCTCAGGCACCCTCTAACTTTGAAGACATGCTTCTTAAACGCCTTATTGACGAAGAGCAATTCAAAGGAAAAGCTTATCGTGCCACCAAAGGAGAAGAGCATTTAACTATTGGCTACGGTCACTATGGTAAAGACGTTAAAGAGGGCGATACTATCACACAAAAAGAAGCCTTAGCCTTGCTTCGTAAAGATATAGATAAAAGAATACCAGCTATACGTAAAGCTATACCTGCCTTTAATGATTTGTCAGATACTTTGAAGGTTGAGATTGCACAAAGCTGGTTTAGAGGCGGTATGTCAGGTAGCCCTAAAACAATCAAGCTTATAAACAAGGGTAAGTTTGAAGAAGCTGCTGAAGAGTTTCTAAACAACGATGAATATAGAACAGCTAGAGAGAGAGGCCGTGCAGGTATCATACCTAGAATGGATGCAGTAGCTGATGCACTAAGGAATGAGAAATAATGTTAGGCTTACCTTTAGAACTAATTACAATGCTAGGCTCTACCGTATTAGGTGGGGTCATGAGCATATGGGGCCAGAGTATAAAGGCCAGACAAGCAGAGCAGAAAATGCTTATGGAACGTGCTAACGCTAACGCAGGGTTCGTACAGCAAGCACGTGAAGCAGGTAAGAACGATAAACATTTCGCTTGGACGCGAAGACTTATTGCATTGTCTGCTGTATTTGCTATTATTGTGTTACCAAAACTAGTCGCAGTATTCTACCCAGAAGTTGGTGTATATGTAGGCTACACAGAAATCCAAACAGGTTTCTTTGACTTTATCTTTGGACCGGGTGAAGAAGTCGTTAAATGGAAGTATGCCCAAGGCTTTGTTATCACCCCGCTAGACACGCACATCGTATCAGCTATTGTTGGTTTGTACTTTGGTGCAGGATTTACTAAATAGGATATTACTATGGCAGACGTATTTAATGGACCCATCCCCGGCGAATCGCTTACAGCAGAACCCGGCAACTACCCTTGGGAGCAGCCCCCTCTACATGCTGATCCTATGGATGCATTAGAATGGCATATGGAGCAGCTTACGGATGAAAACATTACAGATAACGTACTAGGTATGATGGACCTTGGTGTACCAGTATCTGTAGTTGCTGACACTATGTTAAGTTCTGCTATCATGAATGGCATCCACTCTGTAGACGTAAAGATGCTACTAAAGCCTGTGATGCATACGCAACTAAAAGCACTAGCAGAAGTAGCAGGTATTGATTACAAAGAATACCTATCTGATTATGACGATAAAGATGAGATGGCTAAGTTTAAACGCCAAAAGTATATTGCTGCAAAGTTAAAGATGCAAGCTGCTACTGGTGGTAAGCCTAAAGATAAAGGCGACATGCTTGAAGCAGACGTAGCAGAGATGCTTATGGATGAGCCACAAGAAGAGATGGCACCAGAGGCAGAGACAATGGCACCTGAACAAGGTATTATGGCGAAGGAGCAAATGTAATGGCTATTTCAGGAGCATATGGAGCAGGGTTTGTAAAAGGCTTTGCTAACAGTATGGAAAAGCGCGTAGAAAAGCGTTTCGATCAGCAGCAGCGTTATGTTGATAACATGATGGAGAATGCTAGACGTTTTGCTCCAAAGTATGCACAAGACAAGGCTACAGCGGATGCTACCGTTAGTTTGATGAATGAGTTTGAAACTCGATATGGTGTTTCTAACGAAGAGTTCATCGCTATGTCTCAGGTACATGATGTTAACAAGGTATATGAGGCTATCCAAATAGCTGAACAAGGTTTACGTGATGGGCAAAAGCTAGACGTTAGAGGTAACATCCTTAGTGCATTAAAAGTACCAGAAGGTGCCAAGCTTCCTGAAGGTATGACAGCAGAGGATGCTGTCCGTAGCATGGTTCTAGGTTATGCTCAAACTGTTAGCGAAAAACCTGACGATGTATCAGAGTCACACAAGAATAGGTCTTGGGCTAAGTCCATCTCTAATGTACTTGCACTAAACCCACGTGCATCTGCAGAAGAGCAAATCTCTGCTATGAAAATTGCTGGTGTACCTGTACAAGAGATTCTACAATACCAAGCTGCAGCAGGTGGTACATATAAGCCACTACAGAACGTAACACGTACTGGTGTTCTAGACTTCTCTGATGACTATAAAGACGGTGACTTCGAGACATCCTCACGTTCATTCACTCGTACATTCAACAGCATTATATCAGGCTCAGAAGACCTAGCACTAGCTGGTGCAGATACCCTAGATGAAGCTATGAAGGTTATGGGTGTAGATAGTACAGAAGAGTTAGCTAAATCTACTACAGCAGCAGGTGTGTCTATGGCAGACCTAGAGCTAGACCTAGCCAACAACGGTATGCGTAAGATCAATCGTGACCGTGCGCTTGTACGTCTAGCATCTGAGGTTAACATGGGTTCAGAGATGGTATCCCTTAATGAAGCTGTTGATAGCGGTCTTGCTATGCGTATGATCGAAGAGTCACTAAATAAGAACGGTAAGCTTACACAGGAATACATTGATGCTATCCTGTCTAACCGTGAAGTAGAGCAGGTAGAAGCTGATAACGTAACAGCAGCAGCACAAGATACTCCTGCGTTCTTATCAGACCCTGCTACGCCAACACTAGGTGGCGGTACAGTCGGTGGGCCTGATGTAGATGACAGACCATCAATGCCTGTAATGCCAAAGGATGAGGTTGATGCTGCAGCAGCAGAGCCAGAACCCGAAGCGAAGAGCTTGATTGACACTATCAAGTCAAACCAAGAGTCACAGGATAGTGGTATCCTACCAAGCGGTATGATTGCAGGTAATGCTGCTACAGTAGCACAACAGCAAGAAGACTATATTGAGAAAACACGTGAAGCTGCATCCAAGATTACTTACTCTGCGTATCAGCGTATGCTTAAAACTAAAGCAGGACGTGAGAAGCTTAAAGAGATGGGTCTACCCACACAAAAGTTCCGTACTGGTAAAGACCGTGCATTAGCGTTTGGTGTCATGAACCCAGAGCAATACTTTGCACCTGAACCTGATGCTGCAGTAGAAGAAGAACCAAAATCTGAAGCACCTATGACACGCTCAGAGTTCCAGACATCAGATGATGGATTGGCACTACTTAACTACTTGATGGACGAAGAAGAGCTTACAGCAGAAGACTCTCTTGAGGATATCAAAGATGCTGTAGCTGCATGGTTTGGTGCTAACCCAACTGTAAACGTAGGTGCAGAAGTTACAGCAGAAGACGTTGCTAAATCTATGAAACAAACATTAACTCTGTTGGCACAGGAAGACTAATGGCTGATACAACATACTACACACAAGAGAGTATGAAAGATAAAAAGCTATCTGACCTTAAAGACAACGATGCCTTTTTGAATGATGCTATTACCTTTCTAAAAAGTCGCCGTAAGGGTTACGATGATGAAAAGCTATCCAAGTATACGACAGAAGATGTTGTGTACGATGTGCTAGAACACTTTCGTGTGATGAACACAAACGAAGTCACTATGGCAAAAGACTACTACTTTATGGATGACGATAATACGTCTGAAAAAGAGAAGCAGTCTTACGCACGTCTTATGTACGCCTTTGATAATGCCAAGGGTGAAGGTATCCTAGACGGTGGCTTTGCAGGTATTCGTGACTACGCAGAGGGTGTTGCTACAGCACCAAGCACATACCTGTCAGCAGCAGCCGCGCCTCTTACAGCAGGTGCAGGTACAGCAGCCGTACAAGCTTCTAAAGTAGCTACACAGCAAGCACTAAAACAGTTTGCTAAAAGTCAGATTAAGCGTGGTGCGCTAACTGCAGCACTAGATGGTTCTGTAGCAGCAGGGTCACAGCTTGGTATTGAGATAAATAAAAAGAAAGCTGGTAAGACTATTGATGAAGACTATGACATTAGCGGTACAAACATTGCTGCTGCTGGTGTTCTAGGTGGTGCCATCGGTGGTGCAGCTTACGCTATCCCAACACGTCAGCAATACAAAGGTGCAGAACGTCTAGTTAATAAACTACAAGAGGGTGCTACACAAAAGGCTGCACGTGAAGCAGAGGCCGTAGAGAGAGCCTCACAGTCGCTTAAAGAGCAAGCTGCTACCCCAGAGGGCCGCAAGATGATTAAGTGGACACAGAACAAGCTTCTGGCCTCCATTGATCCTAAACTTGTGGAAGAGGGTAAAGCTGCAAAGGTAGACATCCTGAGTGAAGACTTACCAGATGGACTTATTGGTGGACTAGACGCAGGTACGATGAAGCGTTTGAGTGCTGCTGCAGTAGACCTAGCAGAAGCCCTAGAGATTAAGCCTGAGAAGGGCCAACGTATTACAGAGTTTTTAGCTCGTCAGGTGGAGACAGGTGATGATAACGTATTTGATATTGTTCGTAAGCGTTATGGCCTTACTCGCCGCCAACTATCAGCAGTATATGCAGCAGAGGTATCAGAAGCTGCGCGTTTGTTGCAACAACAAGGATCGTGGCTAAACAATCGTGGTGCTAGAATTACTGGTCAAGAAGCTATCGACGCATCTAAAGACTTTGCTGATAAGTTGACCAAGCTGTATGACCAAGGTATGTCTACTGTGTCAGGCAAAGAAGCTGCAGAACTAGATGCTGCACGTTTGTCTATGACATCTGGTAGACGCGCTCTAAAGGCTCTTAAAGGGCTAGAGGATGCTAGACGTGCATTCATGACATCACAACC